CAGGGGCAGGCCCCATTTGACCGGCAAGGACTGGCAGATAGACTAGCAGAGGGGTTGCGAAAGGCAAAGGAGCGGCAAAGGACGCCAGCCGGCGTAGGCCGTTAATTTGACTTTCATCAATATCTGGTGTAACAATCTAACCAATACACCAGATGTGGTGGTTAAGTGACACACCCTCCACAAGAGGCCCTCACATGACGCAACAGACGACCCCGGAACCCGAACAGGCCGCAGAGGTACAGGCTGAGTCTACCGAAGAGGTGGACTGGAAGGTCCGTGCCGAGGAAGCGGAAGGCAAACTCAAGAAGGTAGAGAACGACCTGCACTCACAGCAGGGGCGTGACCGTACCAGGGACGAGTGGCAACATCAACTCGCTGATATCGGAGACCGGATAGGCGCTATGGAGGCGGCCAACCAGGCCGTTATCCGCGCTTTCTCCACTGGCGATACTGACGCATTGCCCTCGGAACTCTCCACGATCACGGCCCGACAGAGTCAGACCGCAGCCGCCCGGTCTTACGAGGCCCGCTACGCTGCTCTCTCTGAAGAACTGCGAGAAGCGGTGCAGGACGGCGAAGGCAACCAGGTGCTAGACCTCTACGAGTCCACCGAGTTGGAAGAGGTGCGCCAGGAATGGGTCAATGCTCACAAGGCGAAAGACCCTGCCGCTCTGGCTAGTGCGATAGGCAAGACCCACCGAATAGCCCGACAGGCCGAAAGGAATGGCGGGTCATCCGTGGAGCAACGCATCCGCGAAGAGGAAAGGGCTGCCGCCCGCACCCGGTTGGAAGCAGCCGGCATCTATGACCTGGACACGGGGCCTTCGGGCGGCGGTTCTGGGTTGGAAGACATGGACTTCCTGACCGCTTACGGTAGCAACCCAGACCGCTACAGCAGCAAGGAAGACCGGGCAAGGGCAGACAAGATACTTAAAAACCTGAGATAAGGAGATAGGTATGGCTGCTGGCGATACCATAACTCAATCGTTAGACAATAGCCTTCCGGTGGTCGTTGCGGCCGCCAGGCAGGTACGGGAGTTCGAGGGCGTCATGCCCAACCTGTGCGACAAGGTCACCCTGGACGAGGGGACGGGCCAATCCTGGCGTGAAGTCAGCATGGCCCAACTCACCGCCCAAGAGGTCACCGAGACGACCAGGCTCGACAACCCGCAACAGATGAGCGACACGCTCTTCACCATCACCCCGACCGTGGTCGGTATCCAGACACTGGTGACCGACAGGGTCGCGGCCCGGATATCCCCCAAGGCTTACGCCCAGGTGGGGAGTTTGGCCCAGAACGCTATCGAGCGTAAGAAGGACGAGGACGGCCTGACCGTGCTTGACGGTGCTACCACCTCTTTCGGTGGTGCTTCGACCACCCTGACGAGCGGGCACATATCGGCCGCCACCTACCGAATCAGCAGCAACACCACCGAGCCGGGGAATCCCCCGTACCGGTGCGTACTCCACGGCTTCCAGATCAAGGACATAGCCGATGAGATAACTGCTGGCGTAGGGACCTACAACCTGAGCGAGGGTCCAACCGCCCGTGTATTCGCGGAGAAGTTCCAGGGCATGGTGGCCGGGGCTCAGATATACGAGGATGGCAACATCACCGTATCGAGCAACGCTGCCAAGGGCGGCGTGTTCGCCCAGGAAGCCATCGTCATCGTCCAGGGACGAGCCCCGCGCACGGCCACGGTACGGCGTGAGGACATCGGCGGTGGTGCCACCGTACTGTATCTCTATGATGAATACGCCTACGGTGAGCGTTCTTCCGGTAACTGGCTGTTCGAGATCCATTCGGACGCCACAGCACCCACAAGCTAACTTTTAGCAGCCACGACGAGATGTATTGCGTGGCTGACTAGGCATAGGAGATGTTGATATGCCACAAAGTGGATTTGGAAGAGTCGAGTTCTTCAACGACTTTGGCGGCCCGGAGATACCGGTCGCCAACGCGATAGCCTACGGCACCAGTGCCGGCGGCTGTAACTACTACCTGGGCGACTTCAAGGTCACGGGAGACCTTGGTGAGACCGATACCGGTGTCATCAGCGTTGCCAAGGCCAACGGCGTCATCCGGGTGAGCGGGAACAACGAGAACGGCAAGGGCGTAGCCATCGGGACTGAGGTCATCTTCAGCCCCACCCTGAACGGCGTGTTGGTAGCCGAATGTCGCCTCGAACGGGCGGCTGTGACTGCCGGTGTGGTCTTCTTCGGGTTCTGCGATGTCAATGCTGATGACGTGGCCGAGCCGCTTACGTCAACAGGAACGACCCTTACCCTTACGGCTTCTGACCTGTGCGGCTTCGTGCTGGACAGCCAGTTGACGGCCAGTACGGAATGGCATATGCCTTACAACGGTGGGACGACCACCGGGGCCACCGACTCCACCGATGTCGTAAGCGATGTCACCGCCGTCTTGGCAACGATGGATATCCTTCGGATAGAGATAGCCCGGAACGGCACGGCTTTCTGGTACATCAACGGCGTCCAGAAGCAGTCTGTTACCAATGCGGTGTCCACCAGTGTCCTGCAAGCCTGCTATGTGGGCTGTTGGGGCACGACCACCACTGCGGCCACCGTAGACGTGGACTACCTCTACGCTGCCGGCAACCGTGACTGGACCGTCTAGTCATAGATGAGTGCCCGGGGCAACCCGGGCGCCAACCTTATCATGTGCTGCTGTAGCAGCTAAGGAGTTAAGATGCCCGCAAGACGAGGATTCAGGTGGGACCAGGGCAACTCGCGACTTGAGGTCCAGGTGGACGGCACCATCGCCGCCCGCTTCGATGATACCGGGGCTTATCTGACCGTCCCTGCCGGTGGCATAACGGTCACGGCTGGAGACCTTACGGTAACGGCCGGTGACGCTCATGTGGTGGCAGCGAACCTCTACATGGGTGCCGAGACGGCTTTCGCCTCGACCGAGCCTACGAGCGCGGTTGTCTTCAAGACGGGAACGGCCCCAGCCGGTGCCATCGTCACTTCAAGCGCTGTGTTCGCTAACGACACGGTGTTGCGAAAGATAATCGCAGACGGCACGGTTTCCAGCGTGGGCTGACCATGCTGGAAGCCCTTTTGTTTACAGGCCAGATACCGGAGATAGACTGGGAGCATGGCGATGACCTGTGCGATTGCACCTTCCAGCGCATCGGGTACTGGACGAACCCCTACCTTGCCAGGACGTTGAAGATACGTCTTTGTTGTGCGTGGAAGGTACTTGCCGAGCAGAACCCCGAGATAGCCGCCCTGATGCAGGAGATCCCTGCCTATGACGACTACAACGGGAAACGCTGGGTGAGCGAACCGGCGGCGTGGGACTCGAAAGAGGCCGACATGCCCCGGGCCTTGTGGCACCGCCAACTCTCCATCCAGCAGGAGAAACCTCTGGAACAGGTGCGCCGTGAGTACGACCACCTGGAACCTCCGCGCAGGGTAAGGCATGGGCATACCGCTAAAGTGTGATCTGGACGACATCCTCCTGGCCTACGGGGAAGCCTGCATGAAGATAAGGCTCCTTGAGGCCCAGGTTACCGAGTTACAGGAAGCGTTGGGTGGTAGTGATGGGACAAGTGACGGTAGCCACACAATGGATAGACTTCAACGAACCGGCCTTTCGTCTGAGGGAGATGAACCTTCAGGCACCGAACGGAACCGGGTGGCATCGCTACCAGATCGTTAGCGTTGTCCGGGACGACCGGCTGGCCGAATACCAGGAAGACCTCGGTCCCCGGGAGGACTTCCCGGCCGACGAGTTCGAGATACCCGGCGGGGTCTGGGACTCGCTCACCGGCAAGGGGGAGATACTCCACACCGTCGCTGAACTCCGGGCATACGCTGCCGCCCACCGCCAAGAAGGCAGTTTCTCTGAGTGGTACGAGCATAACCGTGGTGAGGCTTTGCCTACGACCAACCTTACCGAGGGCTTGTATGACCACTGGGAGAAGAAGCGAACGATAACCAAGGAGAAGGGACTATGACCACACCAGCCACACCCGAATATATCGAAGAGTTGATGCAGGAAGTGGAGGAAGCCGAAGAACCGGGCAACCTCCGCGAGGGCCAAGTCCTGCATCGAAGCAACGATGACATGCCTCTGGGCGTCCAGGTTGCCAGCGTGGCATCGGCCGGCCACGTCTTCATCTACAACACCAAGACGGGAGACCGGTCCAAGACCAACCGGAACATGCTAGAAGACCAGTTAAGGAAGGTATTCCCGGAGGACGGCACCCGGGTGTTCACCACGATCAAGCCGGACTTCGAGCCGCCGAGGGGCACCTACAAGTGCCTGCTCCACGCTGATAATGAGGAGCGCGAACACTACGACCAGATGGGACTGGCTACCTGCACCAAGGACGACCTGGCTTCGGAGTACCAGGTGCAGCGGCACATGGAGAGGCGCCACCGCATGGAGTGGGCGACCATCGGTGAAGAGCGTGACCGGGCCGAGAAAGACGAGGAGAGGCGCTTCCAGCGCACCCTGATGGCGGCGATAGCCCAGGTCGGGACCAACGGGGCTCCCAACCGTTCCAACAGGCCCGTCTGCGACCAGTGCGGCAGGACTTTCAAGAGCGACGCCGGGGTGAAGCTTCACGTCCGGCAGAAGCACCAGGAGGTAACCGATGCCATTCGTTCAAACTAGCGTGGTAACGTCCGATGGGTCGATAACCAGCGCCCCGGCCATAGTCTACGGGGTGTTGTCATCGGCCGGCGCGACCGGCGGGTTGTGGCAACTGAACGACTCCACCGATGATTCGGGCACTGACCTTATCAGCGGGTTCGCGGAGGCCAGCAGCCAGACCTACATAGACCTTTCCCAGTCTCCGGTGCAGTTCAGCACGGGCATCCGGGCCGACCTTCCTGGTAGCAACCAGATCCTGACAGTCTTCTATACGAGTTAGATATGGCTAATGAGTTCAAACACAAAGACCCAGGCACGGCATTAACCCAGGCCGAGTTCATCGCTTCGGACGGCACCGGCCACATCTTTGACGGTCAGGCGGCAGGTGACATCCTGTACGCCTCGTC